CACTACTCATCGGTTTCCTCCTCTTCTTCTAACATCTCTCGCTCTCTCTTTGCTTTCGCTAATGTCATGCAATCAGGTTCTTCTTCCTTATCTTCTTCAGGTTCATTGTGCCAGTATTTATTTTCCATCATTGTTATACTCCTCTAATAGTTTCTGTAAGGACAGGTAAAGTTCAAAGTATTTATGTTCGGGATCAAGTACTCCTTTAAAGTGTTCGGTCATTATATAGTGCATGGTTTCTTCTATCATGTTTCTAGGTTGGTTTATATATTTAAAATCTTTAGGTGTTATTTCTGTTCTCATAGAGGTCTATCCCATTGTTTTTCAATGCTTCCATCTTTATCGTATCCGTAACCTAGTTCCTCCATAATCCAAGCCATGCCTAGTTTAACAGAATCCATATGGTATTCTTTATCGGTAGCTTGTTCATTCCATTCATGTATGGCTTCCCATACTACCTCTAAGGATTGTTTAATACTAAAGTTTGTAGGTTTACCATTCCACATTTTATTGTTTGCTTTCTTTTTAGGTGTTATTTCTATTTTCATTATTTTATTGTTGGTTGGTTTAGTTACTTACAATTTCTTCAGCTGATTGAGCCTCCCATAATGCATCGTGAGTAATTTGTGGCTCTAGGTCATCGCTTTCTTGTACCTTGTCTATAGCTTCCTCTTCTGATTCAGCCTCAACAATATAGTATTCTATTTGATCGTAATATACTTCTACTTTATATTTTTTCATTTTATTTATTGGTTGGTTAGTTGATTGTCTAATGCATCCTTCTATGGTGCTGTAATTCATCTAGTCTGTATATAAGAAGCCAAGACTGATTAAGAAGATTAACATAAACATTAGTAGCATTTCTAAGCTCATTATTTAATTAACTCCCTGGCGTGTAAGAATTTCATACCTAGCATCTTTGCCAAGTCTCTTCCTGACCTGTTAGCTTCTTCAATTCCATCTCTCGTTTCAATAGTACTTATCTCTCGCTTTTCAGTAACACCTTTTAAGCTACTTTCAGCGTAAATTCCGTATCTTTTTATTATAGTTCTTTTCTTTCTTATCTTTTTCATTTGGTTTTATTTCTTTCTAATTTCTTTAGTTCTTTTAATACTGATTTGTATTGTTCAATCTTTTCCTCATGACTACTAGCTCGCCCAGTAAACAGGTGTGGCAAGCCTTTTAAATGCCATTCGATGTAGACTTCCTTGTAATCGCTTACAACACGGTAAACGAAAGCTGTATCGTCTATGTATTCGGTTACTGACATGATTTGATTAACCTTTCCTTTGCTTGTATGAATTCAGGATGTACATTTTTAAGAGTAGGTAAGTCAATGCTGTCATATCCCATGCGTTCCATTAACTTATATTTCATTTTTATGTACGCTCTGTTTGCTTGTGTCTTGGTCATATTATTATTTTCTTTCTATTTATTGGTTAAAGTGAACAGATAAATATTAACAAGCTCCAAGTTGCAAGCACAATTATTGGACTAACAAGCCATACTATAGCCTGTTCTTTCTTGGTAGGTTTTAATGAGTTGAACATATCTTGTATGTCTGTGGTTTGGTTGGCTGGTTTTTTCATATTGTTTTGTTAGTTAGTTATTAATCTTCTGTTTCAATGTGTTCTTTTAACTCGTCCCAATTGATATCTTGCAAGTCAATCATATCAGCCAGTATTTTATCGGTTACACACTCACCATTAGATAAGTTTTCAACCTTTTCTTCTAGCTCTTCTTTTATCCAATCAATATCCGATTGGGTGTGAGGCTCAAGCCATAAGTTAATTAGCCACGTTGATCTGTTAGTCCATCCATTATATTTGTTTTCTGTTTTCATAGTATATTTTTTCTATTTGGTTTTAATTATTATTTGGTCGGTTAAATCATTCATCAGTTTCAATGTCAACTATACAATCGCAAGGATCTTCATCATCCATCCATTGCCTATCGCATAGCGTACACGTAAGTTTATTCATCGGGTAAGGTGAGCCATCAGGACAAAAACCCGTGTTAGTTACCTCGATGTGTTCTTCATAGTAGTCTTCATTCATGTATTTGTATATTTCTATTGGTGAGAATTTCATATTTTATGTTTACACCCCAAAACCCCGACACTTTCGTGTCAGGGTCGGGCAATAATTTTAGCGTGGGTTAACTGTCTATCTCCTTTAAGACTTTCAGGTGAGCTAGTAAGCGGTTAATCGTATCATCATCCTCTATGTCACCCTCTTCCTGTACGAACACTTGATCTTTAACCTGCCTAAGTCTAGAGGCTAGTTCAGCGTCTAAATCCATTGCGTATGTCATCAGTTTTTTCCATTTTTCTTCGTTCATATTATTTATATTTTTTGGTTATTATTGAGAAAGAACTACCCCCCATTTGCATCATCCATGCCAATTTTAAAAAACACTTGATATGTATAGTTTTTATACAAATGTGTATAGAATTTATACAGTGCCTATTTTCTAGGTGTATAGTTTTTATACAGCAACTGTATAGAATTTATACAATGTGTATAGTTTTTATACAGTTGTCTGAGATAAACAAAGTAAAAAATACAAATTTACATACAGTCTCAATAACGTCTCAATAAGCATTAACTTTAGAATTATAGCCTTGTTTACCTAAGTCGTTGATTACCAGTAATTAGACATAATCTATATTGTGCGATTTACGTTGATAATCAACGAGTTATGAAATTAATTTTAACAATATACCACCCCCACAGTAATTTTAGAGGGGTAGCCAGGGGGTTTTTTCTGTTCGCGTATATAGCGTAAGCCCCTCAAATTTTTCTACCAAAAATCCAATATACTTTTGTTTAAAAACAAAGTCTGATGATTATTTCTAGCATCATAAAGAAGCAATCTACTAGTACATCTCGTTCTAAAAAGAACATGATCATAGCTACTATCCAATAGATTTCTGTTTGTACGTGTCTCACACTATCTCTTCTAGATCATCTTCATCATCTTCATTCATCGTCTTCTAGTTCTAAAAGGATGACACTGGTAGCTAATATATCGTATTTAACAAACTCCAGTACACCTAAGATTGTTTGGTCATTCAAATCGAACTCCCCTTTATAACGATTTATTAAATTACATAAGTCGTTGGTTAACAAGTCTGTCTGAGTATCTATGTCCATATCTTTAAATTTAAGGCTTTACAAATCTGAAAATCGTTTATAATGTTATCTATAACTTATAAGGAGTCTTTCTTTAAAGACTATCTTTTAAAAACTACTTTAAAGTAACTTTAACAAGAAGTCGATACTTCGTTCTTCTCCTTCTAATCCTTTAAGAGTAAAGACTAAGACAAAGACCTTCTTTAACCTTCTCTTTATTAAAAAACTTTTTAAGGATAGGTGTGTCTAAAGACCAATAGTATCTTTCTTTTTAACATATATAATTAATAAAGAGCTTTAAAAGGAGGGAGGGTCTTCGTCAGGGTCGACCCTCTTTTAAAAGTAGTATCTGTNAAGATATGTATTTAAACTAACTACCGAAGCACTTACATTAATCACTAAAGAAAGATTTGTTATTACTTTAAGAAGGTAGAGCGTTAGCTATAGCTTCTGCAACAGCAGGTACAACAGCATTACCAATCTGTAACATCTTAGATGTCTTACCACCTGTCATGTTCCAAGAGTTGTTAAAACCCATAAGTGTAAGATGATCTTCTATTGTTAAATGTTTAAACCCAGTAAATCTAAAAGGTTTACCCATAGGTCTACCATCATACCACTTTAAAGGTATTCTTCTTATCGTAGGACATACTTTATCTAAAGAATAAACAGTAGAGTTAAAACCATCTAATATTCCTTCTCCTTCAATATTTGTTAATACATCTTTAATGCAAACTTTGTTACTATTCAAAGGTATGTTATTTAAATCAAAACTAGCAGAAAAGAATCTTTTTCTTCTTTGAGCAACACCAAAGTCTTGAGCATCTAAAGTTACACCTTCTTCACCTTGTTTAGCACCTACAACATTCTCCCAAGCCCATTCTTTAACAGCTAATCGTTTAAAGGCATCTATAAGTTCTTTATCGTTGTTTCTGTTATAGTAGTTAGCTTGACTAAACTTCTGACAAGGAGGAGACCCTATTAATAAATCATGTTCAGGAAGGTCTTTAATTGTTAAACTTTTAATATCAGCTTGTATAGCTTTAGCGTTAGGAAAATTTAATTGGTAAGATTCTAAAGCTTGTTTATCTAAGTCAACACCAGCCACTATGTTAAAGCCAGCATCTTGCATTCCTTTAGAGAATCCTCCCATACCACAAAATAAATCTACAACTCTTATGTCCATAACATAGCCTTTGGTCCTTTAAGTTTTCTCTTATAAAAATTATCAGTAAAGTTTTCTAGTTCTTTGTCCAGGAGTTCCTGTTTACGATAGTTAATGTTATTGTTAACATCTTGATTCATTTGTTCTACCCAATAGTTAACAGCAATAGAGAGAGCATCTAATCTATCATCGTTAATAAGGCTACCTTTATCCTTTGTTATCCTTGATAGTTGATAGATAAGCATATACTTAGCTTGATGTTCAATAGGATAGGACTGAGCACTCTTATAGTCTTGTTGAACAACAGAAGGATCAATAATAAGTTTATGTTGATTAAGGACAGGTTCAAGGACATCAATGATTCTAAGTTCCTTTTGTTTGTTATGTCTTACTTCTTCAATGGAACAAGGATAGGTAGTCATAAACAAAGGTTTAAGTAGTTCCATGAACATACCATCTCCAAAGTTAGACTCTATAATAATTTTGTTAACCTTATTAGTCTTGGCAATGTAGACTAGTTGTTTAAGAGTTTGTTCATCATACCCACCTTTTAACCCACCAGCTTCTGGAACAAAGAGTTGACCGTTAAGCATCTTAACAACAGCATATCCTGTTTCATCCTTTCCTCTACCACTAGGGTCAATAGACAACACAGACCCTGTGTACTCAATCATATCACCTAATATCTTAAAGGGCTTATGAAATCTATCCCCACCTAGACCTACGTTAGGAATATCTTTATTTTCAAAGGATGGATCAGAGGACCACATAATCTTTTCAGGAGCTAGGTCTACATCCACATCTGTTATAATTAAATCGTTAACCTTTAAAGGATACCGATCAGCATCTGACAAACGAGGGTTAAGCATGAACTGTAAAGCATACCCAGTCCTACCGTACGACAGCTTTCTTTCTTCAAGGTCTAGATCAGTAAACCTAGAAGGTTCTGTAGATCGTCCTACTGTCTCATCTGTTATCCTTTCAGTTAAGTACGGAGCAATATCGTTATCGTAGTTCTTAAGTACTAANTCTTCACTTGGATACTCAGAGGTCCATATACGAGCGTCATAGCCCCTCTCACGCAGTTTGTTATAAATAGAGTCCTCGCATTGGGGTGTCCCTAGAAAGAGAATCCTAGAGGTGTCTAAGGGCTTTAGAATAGCTTCAAACTCTTTTACTTGTTCATCTAGCTTATCACGCATCCCTTGAGTAGCAGAGTTATTAGGTACTTCGATGTCATCAGCAATGATAATGTCTGCACGGCTACCTGTTAGCTGGGAGGATATACCTAGGGACTTAACGGAAGGTGCGTGAGCAGCTGGAGCAGGACCGACATCGAAGGCTATCTTAGAGAACCTTTGATCCTTTTTAGGGATTAGACCTTGAAGAACAGGAATGTCATGTATGATTTTCAAGGTAAAGGTGGAGAAGTCATCAGCACGGTTCTTAGAAGCAGATACAACCAAGATGTTCTTAGTGGGGTCTAGGAGGAGTTGATGTACAGCATAGGCAGAACATATCCAAGACTTACCTACTCCACGGAACGCCATGATAACAGATCGTTTAGGACCGTGTTGCATGAAGTCTGCAATGTCATATTGTAATCCAGTAGGATCAGGTAGGTTCAAGTGTTTCCAAACTACATATAAGAAGTTACGGAAGTCCTTGAGTTGTTTAAGTTTATCGATACTCACAATCCAACTCTTTTGTCTCTCTCTCTTTCGGTGTTGTTATTACTTTGTAGCTACTTTTTGCTTTAGTTGTATATCATCTTCAAAGGGGAGTACTTCATTGAGTAGGTCATTAAGGGGAGTATCTTTCCCACTTGTTAATACAATCTCATTATCTTTAAGTAATTGCCTAGCACCGTTCAGTAGTGATGGATTGTACTCACCAGTCTCGTGCATCTGATCGATAGCTGATTTGTAGGTATCTGCTACATAACCTTGTAATTTACCTAGTTCTTCAAAAGTCTTCATAATATATTGTTAACACTTCCACCTACGCAAAGCTAACGCTTTTCTAGTGGGTCTACCTTTACTATCTTTCATTGGTCCTTTATTACCACCCATCCTAGCACAGAAGCTTCGCTTTCTAGGACCACCACCAGGTTGAGGAGCTTTTAAGTTAGACCCAGTAGCCTTGTTATACTTAGCTCTGCCTTTAGCAGTGAGTCCACCCTTCTTAGACTTTTCACCTCTACCTAGAGATAACGATACACTTCTCACTTTTTAAACCCACGCTTCATATTTGCGTAGGACTTAGGTGATATAGTAGACTTCTTCTTGCTACGACTAATGCCTAGCTTTCTTCTTCTGTTAATGTTTGCGTATAATCCTTTTTTCATCGTTTAATTAATATCTCCATCATTCTATCTAGTTTACCGTTAATCTCTTTAACCGTTGTTTCAAGACCACTCATACGGTTCTCAACAGCAGTATCTCGTTCTCGTTGCGTAGCTAACTCTACTTCAATCTTTGTTAATCGTTTCTCGTCTGTATCCAGTCGATCTGATAGTTTCTTTATAACCCAT